CTGGCCTGCTCGACAAGAGCGCCGAGGCGCGTTGTGCGGACGCCCGCCCGCTCACCAAGAAGGAGCGCGCTGCGCTGACTGAGAGGATGGACGCTGACCGTGCGATTTGGGGGCTGTGATGAAAGACTACAAACCTGCCAACTCAACCACAGGAGAGACGGCATGACGATTATCAACTTGACACAACACGCCGCTACCCCCGCCCAAAAGGCGGCGGGTGTCGTCGATGTCCACAACCGCGAGGAACTGTCCCTCTTGCTGACCGTACAGGTCAGCGGTGAGTATGGGTTCGCAATCCTGTCCAAGGAGGGACAGGAAGTGGACCTGGACATCCGCGTCGGACAAATCTTGTCCGAGTTCGTCTTCCCCGCCGTCACGGCAGAGCAGCGCCAGTATCTGGCCAGCATCTACGCCGCTGGCCAAAACGACTATCACGGCGACCCCGATGCGTGGGCGTCGGGGCTGCCCCTCACCGAGCTGAGCCAGATCGGGAAGCCCACCCTTAAGGCTATGGTCGGCGGTTTTGCGCCGCTGACCGCCCGTCTGACCGAGCGGCTGAAAGAGATTGGGGTCCAGCCCGTGGTCGCCTTGAGCGACCGCGTATCCAAGGAAGCGACGCTTGCAGACGGCACCGTCCGAAAGACTCAGGAGTTCATTCATTGCGGGTTCTACGAACTGTAGGCCCGCATCGACAAACAGGCTGCGCACTCGCGCAGCCTTACCGGAGTAAAGATATGAGTCAGCAGCATTACGTCCTCCGGGGCGCCATCAGCGGCACCCCGTTCGCATCGCAGTATGGTATGCCGTCTGACTTCGGCTTCCCCGTGGAGTGGGATGGCGAAGAGTGCTATTGGTCGGTTGAGACCATCACCCCGCCGCGGCGCCACTGCCCCGAGTGCGGCGCCGCACCGCATGCGGCGCCGAACCCCCCAAAGGGCACCGATGTTCGGTGCCCAGAATGCGACACGAGGTGGATCGTATGAAGACCGACCCCAACCAGCGCCACGCGGTGGCGCTCAAGACCATCCGCTGGGCAGCGTTCCCGCTGCCTGTGTGGCGCACCGAGCCCGGCATGGATGGCCCGTCAGGCGATGTGTGGTTTGACAACTCCGGCCGCCTTCGCGCGACCGGCGGAGCCAACCAGCCTGCTACAAAATCAGATGAACGGCCGTACTACGGCCCCGTGGAGGACCACTCCGGATGAACACCGACCCAAGAGCCCGGCAATTCCGGGCGATCAAGACCGTTGAGCGCGCCCTGTTCCCCGAAAAGTGGGGCACGGGGAAGATCTTTCCTCTTGTGGACCTGACCCCGCAGGAGGGGCTCACCGTCTGGCGCGCGCCGGAGTCGCAGCCGCTGACCGAAAATGGCGGCACTATGTACACGTACCCGGCTCTGATCTATGCGGAGCCGGAAGTCATCCACCTGGAGCGCGATAGCGGTCTAGAGTGGATGGCGAGCGCGTGGGGCGGCAAGCCCCGAACGTGCTTGTGGACGAAGTACATGCGCTTCGATCTCGACAGCGCCATGTACCGCTTGGCGCTGGCGTATCCGGGAGTGCGGATCGAAGTCCTCCCGGATGTTGATCCGGACGAAGACTGACCACCCCGCCCGGCTTGGCCGGGCACAATAGGAGAACCCTATGCCACAAGCTCCTTCGTACATACAAGCTAGGACCTGCTCGGACGGCGATGGCTTATGCTGGCCCATCCCGCCCGAAGCAGGATTCTATGTCTTGTCAGCCCCTGGGGGGCACCGCTGCGCCCTGTACAAGAAGAACAAACCGACCCCGGTTCAGCACGGGATTGGGCAGCAGTACGATGGGCGCGCCACCCACGTGCCGAAACTGCTGGAAAACGCCCAGCTTGAGTTCGTTGCAGAGGTTGGCCCCACAGGGGGTTTCTTTTCAGAGCATGCGGCAGTTGATGCGGCGCTGCTACCACTGCGCGCCGCAGATGCGTGACTGGGGTCGGATCGCCGTCCCGGCATGACACCCTTTCTCATTTTCGTCCGCGGTCAGTATCTAGGCGTCATCAACGCCGAACTGGACGGGGTTAGGCGGCGAGTGCCCGTCCGGCGACTATCGACAAAACCCCGCCAGTGCGCGGCGCTGACCTCCTCTTGTCGTGACCGACTCCAGGCAGCGCGCGTGCACCGTTCGCCCCACGATACGGGGCACAACCCAACCCAATCTGAGAGACCATTGGCCATGACCATGAACTACAACGTCGTTTCAGCCGCCGCCGTGCCGGTCATCTCTCTGTCCGGCTGCGCGGTGTGGCGGTTGTGATAAACACAATCCTCATCCACCAACTCCCGCGCGCGGAAGATGGCACGCAGCAGTTCGCCGTGTGGGATGCCCGTAGTAGGTGGGACGGCTGGAAGCTAGGGTACTGCGTGGAGCCTGGACACTACGCGGTACACGCCGGAATCGTGCCGTTCGAGATTACCTCAGCAGGAACCTTCGACGACTGCACCCACTACCGACTAGAGAACCCCGACCATCAAAACGTGTACGTCACGTGCCAGACCGTCGAGCCCGACGGCACGCCGACGCCAGAGCAGGACGGCGGACCGGTCCCCGTGAGCACGGTATCGACGATGTATCTAATGATGGGCCTGCTCATCCTTGTCGCCGTAAGACTGCGGCGTAAAACTAACCTTGTAGAAAGCAAATGGCAAATCAAATGACAGACCTAGTGCCCTTGAATTACCAACCATATTTTGAAGATAAGGTTAAAGACTTGACTAAAAAAGAAAAAGCCGTTTTTATAAGAATCATAAGAGAAAGCAAACGAGACCAGATTGAAAGACTATTGAGAGCCATAAAAAACAAAGATAATGAAATGGCGAATGGTATGACCTACAGAATGAAACCAGAAGACACGTACAGGGCCAGAAAAATGGTCATCATTCTTAGCGAAAGTTTGAAAAACGAAGAAGACCTGGTAAGGGTTATGTACCCCTATTAAAAAGAGAAACCTACAGGCATTGAGAAGCCCTAACCCTTGGAGAGACAGATGAAAGAATTGCAAGATCCTGGCCTGTGTGTAGAGCAGAGGTATTTCAACGCAAAGACGGTTTTGGGGCGCATGCTGGACATGGGTCGCATGCTCGAATGCCCCACCCAGTCGGCAAAGCGTGAAGCCGTTGGGGCGGTTCTGCGGGAAACTGGTGTTGACCTGCGCCCCATGTTGGCGTTTGCAATGGCGGTCGGTGAGCAGTGGCTGGGTCTGTCGGCGTTGCGCGCAGAGCTTGGCGTGGCATCGGAAGACGCGATGAACGAAATCCTGAAGTCGTTAGGGCTTCAGGACCGCATCGGTGGTGAGTGGGTGCCCGCGAAGTTCAGTAAAGGGCATTTTTGGCGCAATGGACCCCGGCTCGATAGCACGACCGTGAGCTACAATGGTGTGGAATGGAATCTGGCCGAAGTTCGCGCGCTTCTCGACGAAACCGACAGCGAAGAGGACGACGACGATGCCGTTTAAGGAGGGCCATCCGGGCAGACCAAGCGCCTTCACGACGCGCCTTCAGGACGGCGCAGTGTTCGAAGAGATTGGGGTTGTCGTGCTGGCCTTGCTCCCCGAGGAGGGCAAGCCGCGTTCAGACTGGAGTGTTCAGATTGAGCGCCGATGTTGCGGCAAGATCGAGACCATCAGGGTCAAGGCCCTACGCTCGCGCCTGACGAGCGTTGTCCACCGCCCAAGCATGTTCCCGCACATGTGCCGCAGCTGCGCAGACGCGGCAAAGAAGGATGGCACTATGCGTTCGGCGCAGTCCGCGAAAAGCGCCTGGCGCCCGACCAGCGCGGCCTGGGGCGCCAGGTGGAGTTATTATGCTGACGGAGGTAATAAGCCATGAGCAGCTTTTTATGTGAGCATTGCGGCGCGATGGCCATGGACACCAGCCGCGGCTGTGAGCACCACGAGCCAAATGTGCCGACACATGCGCTGACGACAGACGAGATGCGCTGGTTGATAGACGCGCGCAATCGCGGGGCGCTGATTGATAGGTTAGACCTAGACAGCCTGGAGCCGTCGCTCAGGGCTCTCGGGATTTCGCTGGACATGCCTTCATGATCGGCAGCCGCCCGGTAGCTGTCACCACATAGACTCCGAGCAATCATGAACCCATACAAATCTAGCCCCAAATACGACCCGACTGGCCTGTGGTACGATTCATTCATAACCAATGCTGGCACTGCATGGATCGTGCACTTCGGTGACGAATACATTGCACGTGTCGAGAATGAGCAGCAGTGCAAGAACATACTGCACATAGCGGAGGTCGTGATGAAAATAGATAAACAGCCAGAAGACGCCACCCATCGCGGTCCAGCCGGCTATTACAGGCGTGTGGATAACCGATGGTTTCGCCATACTCCTTGTGGTTGGGTACGGTCTGACATTGACGAGAGGTTTTTAAATGAAATACTTTATACGGGCAGTGCAAATGATGATAGAGATGTTGCATGCAGAGATGCGCCAACACAAAGGTGATCCGAGCAAATACCATAAGGTGTTGAACTTGCTTGAGCAAGTTCAAATGACACTTGAGGAAATCGATGCCGAACGGTAAACACAGCAAACTCGCACCGAGTGCGGCGCATCGCTGGTACCATTGCAGTGCCAGCGTTGACTTTATAGAAGGGCTGCGCCTGCCCGGTGAGGAAAGCCCTCAGGCCGCGGAAGGCACTCTTGCCCACGATACCTTCTACACCGCGTTGGGTATGCGCAACCCATACAAGGTCAATTTTCGCACGCCACAAGAAAAAGAATATCTGCCATATTCGATAGAGTATGTGCTCAACCTCAAAAACCTTCACCCGAAGGCAAAAATTTACCGGGAAAAGCGGGTTAATCCGGCACCCTATGTCGGCACGCGCCATTGCAAGGGTACAGCGGACGTCATAATCCCCGTGCACGGTGGTCCGCTTTACGTCATTGACTTGAAATTCGGAGAGAATGTTGTTGTAGATGTCATTGACAACTTGCAACTGCTACTGTATGGTATTGGTGCTTATGCCGAATTTGAAGATTACAAGTTCACCGAGATAGTTCTGGTAATCAGCCAACCCCGTGCATATCACCCTGACGGTATCAATCGGGAATGGCGGTTGACACCACAAGAACTGCTGCGCCACGCTCGCCGGCTTAAGCGGGCTGCCCGACGTGCATTGACACCGCGACTGGCGGAATTTAATCCCAATCCTGAAGCACAGTGCCGGTTCTGCCCCGGACAGGGTGTGTGTCGTGCGCTGGCTGATTACGAGCTTACATTAGCGCGGGATGTTTTCACCAGCATCATTGATGAAGAACCCACTTATTCTGAGCCTACAAAGTTAACCCCGGAAGAACTTTCTACCCTGCTGTTTGAATTTCCGGGAATGCGCCGCTGGATGACAGAAGTGAGCGGTGCGGCCTTGCGGCATTTGCAGCAAGGTGGTAAAATACCAAGGTGGGGTCTAAAAGAAAAATTGAGTAACCGCAAGTGGGCAGCAGAAGCCGAAGAACTCGAACTGTACCTTGATGAAGCCATCCTATACGAGCAGACGCTAAGAAGCCCAGCACAGGTTGAAAAACTCGTCGGCAAAGGTGCCATCGAGCCACTAACCACAAGAGAGGTGACCGGTCAAACTATAGTCAACGATGATGAAGCCAGAGAAGCATCCGAACCCCCATTACCATTTACGGTGATTGATGATGCCACGTAAACAACAGTTCAAGATCTCTGACGAACTCAACAAGAGCATGGTGATTTCCAATTTCCGTGTTTCTTACGAGCACATTCTGGAGCCATGGACCGGCGATGCAGACAAGCCCGCCCGTTACAGTCTGCAGGCGATCATGGACAAGAAGAGGCAGGCGAAGCAACTGCGGGCTATCAAAGAGCGCATTGACGCCATTGGCAAGGAAGCCTTCGGTCCGAAGTTCCCCGCACTCGTGAAAGCCGGTAAACTCCGGCAACCCTTGAGAGACGGCGACCTGGAGTTCGAGAACGATTCTACCTACGAGGGTAAGATTTTCTTCAATGCCAACGGCCCAACTGAGGGCAAGAAGCCGCCGGGTCTGTACGACCAACACTTGCGCGACATGCGGCAGTTGCCGAACCCTGAGGACGTATTTTTCAGCGGCGTTTATGCCAACGCTGAGATCAAGTTCTACCCGTATGATCAGCAAGGCGGCAAAGGCGTTGCCTGTTACCTGTTTCGCGTGCAATACGTGAAGACTGGTGAACCGCTGACAGGTGGTGCCCCGGTAGAGTCGGTGTTCAGTGAGATTGACACTGAGGAAGACGTGTTCGCCAAGGCCGGGTCGTCCCATGATGAGGAAGAGGAGAAGCCGGTCCGTCGTCGCCGCCGTAAGGCTAAGGAAGAAGATGACGATGAATACGACATTGACTTCTGAGTAACGGAGGCCCCGCGCAAGCGGGGCTGACCAGTTATGCTCCACATTGACTTTGAGACCTATTGCGCCCTTGATGTGCGGGAGGTTGGTGCTCATGCGTATGCCCGCCACCGCAGTTGCGAAGTACTCATGATGTCATGGGCATTCGACACCGACGAGCCTTCACTGTGGTTGCCGGACGGCCCTTGGAACTATGACAGCATGGGGCGTGAGCTGTACCGAGCATTGCGGCGTGGTGTTATCTGCGCACACAACGTAGAGTTCGAGCTGAATGTGTTGCGGCATGTGCTGGACATTGAGCCAAAGCTGAAAAACCTGCGGGACACTGCTGCGTTGGCACTGGTGCACGGTTACCCCAAAAGCCTTGCGGGTGCCGCAGCCGCGCTCAAACTGCTATACCAGAAAGACAAGCGTGGCACTTATCTGATTCGTAAGTTTTGCGCACCCCGTAAGCCAACCAAAACCCGGCCAAGCCCGCGCAATTGGCCACACGAGTTTCCTACAGATTGGGAAGACTTCAAGAGCTATTGTCTTCAAGATACAAAAGTTGAACAGGCTATTTGGCAGCAATTGTCATGACTTGGCTAGCTAACGACTTTGAGCGGTGGCTTTTTGCTGAAACCATCCGCATGAACGAGCGCGGGCTGCCCATAGACCGTCCGCTTGTCGAGAAAACAATTCGGTTTTTAGAGCGGTATGGTGCTAAGCGGGTTGAGCAATGTAGAGACCTGACTGGCGGCATTGCACCTACCGAAGTGGCTAAACTCCAGCAATGGCTGGTGCAGTATTGCCCGCGCATTGATAATCTACAGCGGGTAACACTTGAGCGAGTACTCCGTGAAGAAGAGCTTGATCCAGAAATACAGGATGTAATTCGTATCAGGCTAGAGCAGGGTCGCGTTGCGACCAAGAAGCTCTATAAGATGCGTGAGATGGATAGTGGTGATGCGCGTATGCGTGGTGGGTTTATCTACCACGGTGCAGGGCCGGGCCGGTTTACCGCAGTAGGGTTGCAGCCGCATAACTTTCAGCGTCCCACTATCAAGGAAGTTGACGATGTAATTCAGCTTCTTCATGCCGAGCAGTTTGACGAGTTAGAGCGCCGGTACCCTGGCACCGAGGAAAACCCGGTATCGGTGCTGGAAGCCGTGGGGTCTGCTATGCGCGGGTTCTTCATGGCACCGAAAGGTATGTTGATAGTGCGGGCTGACTACAGCGCGATTGAGGCCCGCGTGCTGGCGTGGCTGGCACATCAAGATGAAATGACGCTGGCGTTTCACGACGGCAAGGATGTCTATGTAGATATGGCTGCGTACATCTTTGGTGAAGATGCAGAAACTATTCTTGCCGGGCATAAAGCAGAGATTGTAGAATTTAGTGAAAAGCGCAAGCTCGGTAAAGATACAATTTTGGGCTGTGGGTATCAGATGTGGATCATTACATTCTTAGCTCAAATGGAAAGCAAGGGTACTGACAAAGTTGGCGGCATACCAATTCGCCGGCACGCAAAACACATTGGTAGCCGTAACGAGAAAGATTTTAACCCGGCTGCCCTTGAGCTGGCTAAGAAAGCGGTGCTTGGGTACCGCGAGCGTTATTCAAAAATTCCGCAGTTGTGGTACAAGATGGAACGTTGTATGGGCGAGGCATTGCTTTACCCAAAGGACGTCATATTGCGCACCGATAAAACCCATGACATTTATTTCGCCAAACAGAACGGTAAGTTTGGGCTGCACCTACCTAGCGGGCGGTTCATCATGTACCCTGACGCCCAGGCAGAAAAGTATACGGATGAGCGGGGTAAACTGAAATACGGTATAGAGTTCCGCGCAGTAAACGACCGTGGGATGGTTGTCTGGGAAAGTATGTATGGTGGTAAGATAACGGAGAACGAGGACCAAGGGATAAGCCGTGACCTCATGGCTCATGGAATGTGGCAGGCTGATAAAGCCGGGTTTGAGAATATCGGCACTGTTCATGATGAGATTATCACATTGCACCCATACACTAGAGACACTGATGGTATAACCAGGAAGTTTGAGGAAATAATTTGCCGTTTGCCCCGGTGGGCCAAGGGTGCCACAAAGGCCGATACTATTCCGCTGGTTGCTGAAGGCAAAGCAGGCAAGCGGTATGGCAAGTGAAACCAAAATAGAACGGGAGTTTACGCGGTGGGTGAAATCTCAGGGTGGTTATTGTCTGAAACAGAATGCGAATTGGTATGCTGGTATCCCTGACCGGTTGATTGTTTTGCCCGGCGGGCGCTGCTTTTTCATTGAGTTCAAATCAGACATCGGGCCTGTTAGGCCCATACAGAAAAAGCGTAAAAAAGAGTTGCGTTCAAAAAGCGTACCAGCGTACTATTGCCGCACAATTGCCCGTGCTAAACGGTTGTATCAACGTCATGCCATACGGTCTTAAACGAGCTCGCGGCCGCCGGCGCATTTACGCTGATAAAGAAGCGGCGGCCGATTCTCACCGCAAATCACAAGAGAAAAAGCTTCGTCCATACCAGAACCGTGCGGCGTGGGCGTTGTATCGTATGGGCAAGGCGGCGCTGTATGCTGGTCTCGGCAGTGGTAAGACTATCACCATACTTTACGTGCTTGAACGGCTGTTGCGTGAAGGCAAGATAAAACGAGTATTGCTGGTTGGGCCGATAGCGGTTGTCAAGTCGGTATGGGAGAAGGAAGCAGCAGACTGGCCACGCACTGCGGGGTTGCGGTTTAGCCTTGCACTTGGTAGTCCGGCCCAGCGATTGAAAGCGTTGCAACAGGACGCTGATATCTACCTTATCAACTACGAAAACATTTCCTGGCTGCTGAACAAAACCAATTTTCAAGCGGATTGCCTCGTGCTGGATGAAAGCTCTATGATGAAGAGCTACAGCAGTGTCCGGTTTAAGGGCAAGCGTGGTGTAATCGGGCTTAAGCAGGCAAGCCCACGGTTCAACTACGTCTACGAAATCACGGGCACACCGAAGCCAAAAGACTACATGGACCTTTGGTCGCAAATATATTTGCTGGACCAAGGAAAGCGGCTTGGCAAAACCATCACGGCGTTTAAGGGTCAGCATTATTACCAGTATGGGCCTGAGCCATGGATGTTTAGGATAAAAGGGCCTACGGAAGAGCTTAAGATTCGGCGCAAGTTAGAAGATGTTTGTTATCGGGTGCCAGATGAAGAAGTACGGGCCTCGTTGCCCGGAATACAAAACCAGTACCACATGGTGCCGCTGGCACCGGCGGTGATGAAGAAATACAAAAAGCTGGAGGATGAGTTTTTCCTGGAAGTTGGTGATGACAAAGACATACTCGCTGACAACGCTGCCGTTTTGAGCGGAAAACTTCAGCAATTCTGTAACGGCGCGGTATACGATGAAGACCGTAACGTTACTCCAGTGCATGATGAAAAGATACAGATGCTGGATGCACTGATTGAAGATCTGGGTGATAATAACGCTATCGTAGTCTACGCATTTCAGCACGACCTTGCGCGGTTGCAGGCTTGGCGGAAGTCCCCGGTATTCAAAAGCGGGCTGCCAACGAAACAGTTTAACCAGTTGATCACCGACTGGAATGCTGGTAATTTGCCAATAGCTTATGCTCATCCAAAATCTGTAGGACACGGGCTGAACCTCCAACACGGCGGACATCACATCATTTTCTTCGGAGTGCCGTGGAGCCTAGAGCAGTATGAGCAAACCATCGGTCGGCTGGCCCGTAGTGGGCAGCGCGAAAGCACTGTGTTTGTCCACCACATTGTAGTAGATGGCACAATAGAAACCGGGCTTATGTTACCCCGACTGCGGGAACGTGACGCCAGCCAGCAGGCATTCCTTCGACACTTCAGCCGGTGGCGCCAGCGCAACAGTTTGTAGCGTTTTAACCACACTTTACCAGACCCCCTCCTAGCCTGCCAGCGGCTTACTACCCCCTATACCCCTAGCCCTGCGCCCGTTGGGGCCGCACAGGCCGTCCTGTGCGGCCGTAGGCTTGCATTGGCTGCTGCTGTGCCTTAAACTTGGCGCATGGCCGTTCAACCCCGAAAGCACTACGCCCCCGGTGACTCCCCCGCCGACCGCGCTCGTCGGTTGACCGAGCGTCGGGCAGAGTATGACCGGGGACGGTCGGCCAGCCCGCAATTTCAGTTTTATCGTAGTGACGAATGGCGGCGTATGCGGAAGGCCATGCTTGCACGGCAACCACGTTGCCAGCACTGCGGCAGCACCGGCGGCCCGCTTCATGTTGACCATATAGTGGGTGTTCGCAAGGCGTGGGAACGCCGGTTGGACCCAACCAACCTGCAAGTGTTGTGTCACAGTTGCCACAGCCGTAAAACCGTTCACGAGACGCAGAGTTACCGCAATGGCTTCTAATCGCTACCAGCACACACAGTTCAGGGAAGAGTCTCCGCGTCGGCAGCCGGCGCGGCCAAACGGTGGCAAGCGGCGGAAAACCCTGCTTCACAATCAAACCGATAACACGCGGGCTGGTGACCAGCGCCGTTACAAGGCGAAAACAACGCCTGAAGACTCGCTCATTGGCGACGTCATCGAAATTGATGAGGTGCCAGCACCTTCCTATCTGACCCCTAATCAGAAGTCCATCTACGATAAGATTCTTCCCGTTGTGCTTGAGATCAAATACATCAAGCGCAGCGACATCTTCCTGCTTACTGAATTCTGCGGCTACTACGCACAGTACATTGACCTGTGTGAAATCATCGCGGATGAAGGTATGTTGATTGCGACAGAAAAGGGTGAAAAGCTCCACCCGCTTCTCAATCAACGGCACAAAATGTTCAGCACTTTTCTCACTCTTGCTTCGCAATTTGGGTTCACCCCTGCTTCGCGCAAGCGGATGCTGGCCGCTGTTGCCAAGGAAACTGAGAATGAGGTTGAAACAGTAGACCCGGAAGAGGAAGAGTGGGATGAGCTCCTCCACTGACCAAATACCACCGGGTTGCCTGGAAGGCTACACCTACGCAAATGAGATCGTGCTGGGAGAGATCCCAGCTTGCAAGCTCGTTGTTTCCGCTGCACAGCGGTTTTTTAATGACCTGAAGCGTGCCGACGCAACCGACTGGCCCTATTACATGGATTGGGCAGCGGCTGAAAGGGTCATTAAGTTCATTCAGATGATGCCCCATATAAAAGGGCCTGATTCTGGTACCCGTATCTATCTGACACCCTGGCAAAAGTTCATCATTCTGAACGTATTCGGCTGGATGCGTAAGATTGATGGCTATCGCCGATTCCGTAAAGTCTACAACGAAGTCCCCCGTGGTAACGGTAAGAGCACGTTGGTCGCACCCATCGCGCTTTACATGCTAGCCGCTGATGATGAAGGTGGTGCCGAAATCTACAGTGCCGCCACTACGCGGGATCAAGCGCGTATTGTCTTTGACGTTGCAAAGGCAATGACGGCGAAGAAAAAACATTTTCTTAAGAAAGCCGGTGTCGGTATTTACTCACATACCATCAGCAAGGACGACACGTTTTCTGTTTTCAAATCACTTTCTGCAGACGGCAGCACGTTGGACGGTCTTAACGTGCATTTCGCTGTACTTGATGAAATTGCACGCCACAAGAGTCGTGAAGTTCATGACGTAATTGAAACAGCGACTGGCAAGCGTAATCAGCCAATCATGTGGATGATCACCACTGCCGGCCCCGACCAAGGCGGCATTGGTTTTGAAGTTCACGATTACGCGAAAAAGTTACTTGAAGGAACAATTCAGGACGATACGTTCTTTGCAATAATCTACACCATTGACCCTGGCGACGATTGGACGGTTGAAGAAACTTGGCGTAAAGCTAACCCGAACTGGGGTGCTAGCGTGGTGCCAGATACGATTCACCAACTAGCGAACCGGGCAGTGCAGGTACCGAGTTTTCAAAACACGTTCAAGATGAAGCACTTGAACGAATGGACAAACGCCAGTGTTACATGGATGGACAGCATGGTGTGGAACCGGCAAGCTTCGCCAGTTGAAGAAGACGATTTTCTTGGTGTTGAGTGTATTATGGCGCTTGACCTTGCCAGCAAGGTTGACGTTGCCGCTCGTCTGATGGTTTTCCGTAAACCGAACGAGTTTGACGTATCGGCAAAGCATAAGTACAGTTACCATCTCATTCCTAAGCTGTATCTGCCACGTGAAGCAATCAAGAACGGCCGCGGCCATGCCAACTACGAAGGTTGGGCATTGGGTGGACATATCATTCTTACGCCCGGTGATGTCATCGATTTTGAGATGATTGAAGAGGACATCGAAGAAGATTGCAAAAAGTTCAATGTCAAGGAAGTGGTGTACGATCCTTGGCAGGCTACTCAGCTTGCACAACGCCTGATGAAGAAAGGTGTACCAGTCATTGAGTTTCCTGCGACGGTGCGCAACTTCAGCGAGCCGACCAAAGAATTTGAGGTGCTGGCCCGACAGGGGTTGCTGTTCCATGACAACAACCCGGTTATGAACTGGATGGTCAGTAACCTTGTGGTAAAGGAAGACCGTAAAGGCAACATTTTCCCGCGTAAAGAGCGTGAAGAAAACAAAATTGACGGCCCGGTTGCGGCGATCATGGGGCTGGCCCGGTGGACTCTTTATTCACATGAAGAAGAGTTCGACGTAGACGCGATCATTGGTTAGTCATATGCCCTGGAACAGCCGCTCAGCCCCGAAGACCGTTCGCGGCGCGAAGCGCCGACGGCAGTGGGCGAAGATTGCCAACTCGGTGCTCAAGCGCACCAGTACTGAGAAGACAGCCAAGATCGCCGCGAACGCGGTGATGAAAAAGCAGAGGCGCAAATGAACAAAGCCTACGCCATCCTCGAAGCCAAAGATTTTAACGACGAGAAGCGCCAGTTCTCCGGCATCGCTTCGACGCCGAACCCGGACCGGATGCAAGACATCGTCGAGCCCAAGGGCGCGAAGTACAAGCTGCCGCTGCCCTTGCTGAGCCAGCATGAGCACCACCTGCCGATCGGTTTCATCAAGTCGGCACAGATCACTGACAAAGGTATCGAGGTCGAGGGCGAGATCGCCAAAGATACTGACCTGGATTACATCGAGACGACGTGGAAGCAAATCAAAGCCGGGCTGGTGCGTGGCTTGTCCATCGGCTTTCGCGCTCTGGAATACATCTTCATCAAGGAGAGCGGCGGCATTCACTTCAAGGAGTGGGAATGGCTGGAGCTTTCAGCCGTGACCATTCCGGCCAATGCCGATTGCACCCTGGCCACCATCAAGTCTTTCGACCAAGACCCGGTCAAGCGGTCTCAGGTCATCAATGCTCTGTCTGAGCGCAACCAGAAAGTCGAACAAGCCCTTGCCCGCATCGAACGCGCCAAGGCGGCATTGAGTATTCGCAAATGAACATTTCCGACAAGATCCTGAACCTGGCTGCGGACCTCGGTCCAAAGCAGAAAGAGCTGAAGACCCAGCAAGAGAAGTTGGCCGAGCTGACCGAGGAGGTCGCCAAGGTCGAAGACGCCGAGAAGGAGGAAGTCCTCCTGGTTGAGATCGACGAGGTCGGCAAGTCCGTGGACACCCTGGCCGCCGACGTCGAGAAGCTGGAGAAGCGCCTCGGCGAGTACCGCGAGATCGAGAAGCGTCAGGGCCTGAGCGCTCGTCCGGCGGAGCCCCAGGGCGGCCCTGCCAGGATCAAGCCCGAGCGTAAGCAGTCCAAGGGCCTGGACGTGTTCGTCCGCCACGCCGTCGTGACCGCGTTGTCGCACGCCAAGCGCACCCCCGAGCAGCGGGTGATGGACGAGCTGTACGGCGACGACCTGCGGCTGAAGTCCGTGATGCCCCTGATCACCAAGACCGAGGCCCCGATCGCCACGACCACCGACACTGGCTACGCCGCTGAGCTGGTCCAGGAGGACATCCGCGGTCTGCTGGAGACCATCGAGTCGCAGTCTGTCGCCGCAGCCCTAGCCCTGTGGGCTGCGCGCTCCGGCGGTATGCTGGTCAACTTCGGCCGTGCGCAGAGCATCAGCGTCCCGCGCCTGAACCCGACTGGCGCCACTCCGACCGAGCCGGCGTGGGTGCAGGAAGGCGGTGCGATCCCGGTGGGTTCGATCTCCATCGGCTCGCAGACGATCAACCGCTACAAGCTGGCCGAGATCCTGGTCACGACCATGGAGCTGCGCGAGCGTTCGGTGACCGACATCGAGTCGATCTTCCGTCGCGCTATGCAGCGGGCCTATGTGAAGGTGCTTGACAACGCGCTGCTGAGCAACGCGGCTGCCGTCGCCGGCGTGCGTCCCGCGGGATTGCTCAACGGCCTCGCCGGCGCGAACACAGGCACTGGCGACGCCACGGGCGGTATTCCCTCCGTCGTGGCGGACATCAAGGATCTGGTCGGCGCTCTGCTGGCTGCCAACGAGGCGGCTGTCCCGGTGTTGCTGTTGAACAACCAGACCCGCATGGGGCTGACGTTCCAGACTGACGCCCTGGGCATGTTCACCTTCCGCGACGATCTCAACAGTGGTAACCTGCTGACTGTGCCGGTCATCAGCTCTGGCAACGTGCCAGACGATGTGGCCGTGATGGTGGATGCCTCCAGCCTGGCCATGGCACTGGACGCGCCGATGTTCGACATCAGTCAGGTTGCTACCGTGGTCATGGCAAACGCTGATGGCACTGCTCCGACGATGGCGGATGACGGTTCCGGTGCCGTGGGCACGGCGGGTCAGGTCCAGCAAGGCGTCAACGTGGTGCCGGATGCGGCGACGGCGGCCGGCGCAGGTGCGGGTTATGTGGCACGCAGCATGTTCCAGACGTATTCGGAGGCGGTCCGCATGATCGCTCCGACGTCCTGGGCCTTGCTGCGTCCGTCCACTGTGGCGCAACGTACCTCGATCGCTTGGTGATCGTAGGCTGAAACAGAGAGGGCGAAGGATCGCCCTACATGAACAGAGGAACCCCAATGCCAGAAGCCCTTTACAAGCCTCACGGCGTGTCGCACTTCCAGCGCATCAAGCTGGAAGAAGCGCAGAAGCTAGAAGCCGAAGGCAAGGCGTACCGCCCGAACGCACATCAGCCTGGCGTCTACTACGGCCGCGCGATGGTGCCCGAGAATCTGGAAGCCGTGGTTGACGAAGAGCCGCCTCCACCCCCTGCCAAGGAGCAGCAGGTTGAGGAGCAGGTCTACGAGACCCGCACTATGGAGGCGAAGCCCCGTACCAATAGACGCCGGACGTTGAAAAATCGATGACTGATCAAGCCCTCCAGCTTGTCGATTCCCGCGGCCGCCCGATTGTTGCACAGAAGTCGTTCGACTGCGACAACAGTGAGGGCAGTTGGCGCGGTCCGTTCTGGGGAATTGGAGAACTGGGCGGGCGCTACGAGCTGACAGCCTGGGAAGATGGATGGCAGCGTAACCTTTCCCCGTGGCTCCAGCGTACCTGTGGCGCGGTGTATGCCTGCAAGAACGTCCCGGCGCAGGCCATCGCTACCATGCCCGCTTACCATCACAGGCGGTTGGAGAACGGTGGATTGGAGACCATCACGACGTCTCCGCTATCGCGCATCCTGCGCAACCCGAACGAATATCAGACGCCGTCGGACTTCTTTCTGAATCTGTTGTTCGAGCTGCTGAGCTACGGCAACGCCTATGCTCTGGTCTTTCGCGATGGGTCGGAGCGGATTGAGTCGATCCACATCGTGCCCTCGAACAGCACGCAGCCGTACATCACGCCCGATGGTGCTATCTTCTACGGTGTGGGCACCAACCCTATTATTGGCGAACTGCAAGCCCTGATCCCCGCGCGCGACGTGCTGCACCTGCGGCTGCACACTCCACGACATCCCCTGATCGGCGTCAGCCCAATTGAGTTCGCCACGATGGCAATCCAGATCAACACTGCGATCGGCAGCAACCAGGCGGCGTTCTTCTCGAACATGAGTCGCCCTTCTGGTGTGCTGACGACGGACGAGAAGCTGACCAAGGAGCAGATGGATGCACTGCGCAAAGCTTGGTACGAGAAGAGCCGAGGACTGGCAGCGGGCGAGGTGCCGGTGCTTTCTTGGGGACTGAAGTGGAATCAGATGACGATTACTAGTCAGGACGCACAGCTGATAGAGGCGTACCGGATGTCCATCGAGGACATCGCCCGTGTTTACCGCGTCCCGCTGGCCCTGATCGGCGACTACACGAAGGCGACCTACAATAACGTCGAGCAGCTCATCAACCAGTGGCTCTCGACCGGGCTCGGCTTCCTGATGACGCATATCGAGCAGGCGTTCGGTCGGCTGTTTCGCCTTCCATCCGATGAGTTCATGGATTTCGATACCGAAGTTCTGCTCCGGACGGACTTTGAAGGGCGGGTCAAGTCCCTCGGCAACGCGATTACTACAGGTCTTATGTCTCCTAATGAGGCGCGACGGCGCCAGCGGCTGCCCGCGGTCAAGTTTGGTGAGGAGCCCCGTGTTCAGCAGCAGGTTGTGCCGCTCTCGCAGGTTGGGAAGATGCCGGAAGCGCCACCAGCACCCGAAGCTCCCGAGCCGGCGCCAGCCGGAGAGGCGACGGCAGCGTCTCATAAGATCGGTAAGCGTGTGGAGTTTTCTTCTTACCTTAAGAACCGGAAGGCTGCCTGATGGACGAACAAGTTAAAACGATTCTTGATGCGGTCGGTGATTACGTCGATGAGCAAGTAGCCGAAATCTTTGCGGGTCTTAAAGACCTTCGCAGTCAGCTAGGGCTCCCCCGCGAAGAGTTTGAGAAGACCCGCAGCGATCTGCTGGTCCGTATTGACGACCTGAACCACCGCTACGAGATCCTGCGCAGCACCGTACCTGCCGACCGTGGTGAGGAGATCGCTGAGCTACGTGGGCGGCTCCTGCAGTTGGAGCGTACCCCTGGCCCGCCCGGTAAGGACGGCAAGGACGGCGCCTCGCCCGATGTTGAGGACGTGGTGAACGTCCTCGTCTTGCGGCACGCTGATCGTCTCCGGGGCGAGCAGGGGCCGGTGGGCGCGCAGGGTCCCGTCGGCGGCACCGGCGCTCCGGGAAAGGATGCGGACCCCAACGTAGTTGCTGACAGTTTGTTCGAGCGCCACAGCGCGGAGCTTCGCGGTGAGCCGGGCCAGTCGGTCTCTCGCGATGAGGTGGTCGCTAAGCTGAAGCAGGACAAGGAATTTCTGAAGGTCATCCGCGGCGACAAGGGCGAGCCTGGCCAATCGGTCTCCCGCGATGAGGTTGCCGCCGAGCTGAAGCAGGACCAGCAGTTTCTTGAGATCGTCCGAGGTGAAAAGGGAGACCCCGGTCAGTCGGTCTCTCGTGACGAAGTCGCTGCCGAGCTGAAGCAGGACCCGCAGTTCTTGACCGCCGTTCGAGGGGAGCGGGGAGACCAGGGACCCGTCGGTGAAAAGGGAGACCCCGGTCAGTCGGTCTCTCGTGACGAGGTCGTCGCCGAGCTGAAGCAG